ACACAATCCTTCTCAGTACCATCACAAATTTTAGGAATCTGTACTGTACAATCTGTACACCCATTAGTTTCGTTAAATATTACATCTTGCCAATTTCGAGGTGGGGTACATTGACAGTAGGTAGTAAATCCAGAACACCTATCATCGTCATCGTCATCAGGAGGAATAACTATACCATTACCTCCAGGAGGACCATCACCAGGGGGCAAATCACCAGGGTCTTGGAGCCAGCAAGTTATAAAATTTGCCATAACGATTTTAGGATAAGGTTACTGTATTATTAATCCCAGCATTTGTCAACATATCACCAGTATAATTAGCGGGATAACCCATAACTTCAAACTTAACAGTTGGATAGGTACACCAAGCACCTTTAAACATATTATGTACAGTTCCATAACCTCCCAACTTTCTAACAAAATCTCTAGTAGCAACACTATATTTCTGAGGTTCAAATCCAGTAGCATGAGTTACGAATACTTTACTAAAAATGTGTGAAGTTCTATATGCAGAAGGGGGAGATGCTGCCGCAACATAACTTAAATCACAATGTGAACCTCTAAAAGGTTCTGTATGTCTCCACATACAAATAATATCAAAAAAGTCTGGATATTTATCAACATATAACCCCTGAGGCTGTGTCCACCAAGCCCCATCCTCCTGCCGATCTATTTGGTGGTCCGTGTCTGAATAGTTACCATACTTATCAGTAGACACAGATACCGCACAATTAGCAAAAGAAACATTCACATTGTAATCTGCCATCCATGGGACATTAACTTTGTCCAGGTATATCCTTTTCTTAACTAGTATACACATAGTTCCAGTCCTACCGTCATTATACTCTGTTTTATTGTAAGTTACGGTCTGAAAAGCTCTACCACCATATAAAGAATCCCAAGAAGCATCGGCAGCTAATGGATAGTTATTACTTCTTTCATCTTGGTAGAAATAGAAGAATCTATCATTTTGTTGTTGTCCACCATCTGAATTATTAGTAGCCCAATCAGCAATTTCCCAATCAGGAAAGGTGGGTACATTACCAAACATACTTGGGGGAAGGGGTCCTTGTGATTTTAGGTAGTCTGTAATAGAAGTTTGATCATAATTACTCAACCGAGTCACCACATCATTACTATCACTAGCCAATCTAGCCATAACACCTTCAGGACCATACTTAATCCCCCCAAACACAAACCCAGACCCAACAGGACGAGGGTTATCTGGTATGGAAGGTATACTAGCTATTACATGATTCCTTAATTTAGTAGCAGTGTCCCTTAACTCTTCTTTGCCTACCGCTGGGTTAGCTAAAGATAGGGGTGGACTAGCTCCAGCAACCCCAGCCCTTTCATTGTAGGTAAGTTCTGCTGTACGGAAGAAAGGTCTAATGTCTAGAATATCATTTCTAGTTATAAGAGGCTCCCCTTTACGAACAAAGATATATGCTATAGGAAGAACTGACTGTCCAACTAATTGAAGACTGGCTTTAGAAATTCCGTCTGTAATATAAGGAGCTAAGTTTAATAGGTCATCAGGACTTGGAAAATTAGAAAAAAAGTTAGCTAATCCCATCTGATTTTGGTTTTGATCTCCTATAGGAGAAGAGATTTGCTGATTCATATTAGCGTCAAAGGCACCAGAAGCATTGAAGAAACTATTAGGATCGTTTTGATTAGCAGCCCAAGTAGAGGACTCAAAGAAATCAGCATCAATATCTTGACCAGCAAACTGACCATTGCCATTAAGAGCAATGACACCAGCGCCCTTAACTATACCTAACTGTGGAGAGGTTATATTAGTTAAGGCACCCCCCATAGGCTTAAGGATTGTAGTAAAAGTATCATCAATTGGTTTAGTGTAGAGGAATAGTAAGTCTACTCTTACTGAAGGTACATAAATAGAATCATTTTGATAATCAGAGGAATCAAAACTAGGGACTGTAATAGATAAAGTATTAGGCACATTAACAAGAGCGGTGCGGAAAGGGGCACCATAAACTCTAGTAAACTCAACAGCTAATTGCTGTAAATCTACATGAGAGGCGTAATCATTTCCTGCATTAGTTACTGTAGTACCTTGCTTCCATAAAGCAAGCTTAATTTTAGGCAAATCAAGCACATTGGGCTGATTGTTTTGATTAAACTGAGTATGTGTAGAATCCCAATCTATATTATTTAATAGATTAGGGGCAGTTGTATGATGTTGCAGAACATCATACAATCCATTATTAGCCAAGAAATCAGTTATAGTTACCCCGGCTAATTTCTTTATAGTATCTTCTGGTGTAGTTATAGTTATCTCCGTAGTTAAGTTAGAATCAATAGACCCTACAGCCTTCTTAACTATAGCAGCTATACCTTTATTAAAAGCATCGTTCACTCTTCCCATAAATCTACCTGGAAGAACCTGAACATTTCTAGTATCTCCAGTCGCATCGGGCCTTAACTCATCAAGATCTGATCTAGAAGTCCCACCACCAGAAAGAGCCCCGGTTAACCCAACTTGATCTTTTAACCAAAGAATATTAGATTGCAATTCCTGTATAGGAATATTATCTACTTCCCAGTAGTAAGGATCATTTGCTTTAAATAATCTAATTGGGTCTGTAAAAGGGTGGGAACTAGGCTTATAACTCTTTTGCCCTTCCCCCTGTCCATCTGCGAAAAAATCATGACTCATTATAAATCTCTATCCAGATCAAATATATTAGTAGAACGGAATCCCATTCCATATCCACTTACGCTTGGGTCAGAAGGCATAAAGCCCTCTCCATTCGTTGTATTTTTTGCTTTGTATATATTAACCAATCTCTTTCTACCACTATAGTCTGTACTACAATGTCTAGCATTGTCGAAAGTATCGGCAAACGATTCATCCAGCCAAACATTTACTTCATTGGTAGGCTGCATTAATCCTTTAGTAGCGTACCCCCTCCCAGAAACCGTCATCCCGAATACAGGAAGATCAGAAGCATCTAACACTACATCTGTCGGGTAGTAATACCCACTGGTAGCAAAAGTACTAGTATCATTAAGCACTGTTAGTAACTCTGGGTATATGCCACTTACGTCCATATCAGCAGACACTGCCCCCGACAATGCATATCCTTGAGCTAAGTGTTGATAAGGTCTAGTATCTTGAGGCACAGCACCATTATCAGAGGTAGCATACGACAATGCTTTAGCCCCAGGATGGACTGAAAAGAATAATCTAAACGGTCCTCTATTTTTATACGAAGGCTCCCCGTAAGTACTAGCATTACCTGTTCTAGCCAATTGAATATTGGGCATTAAGTTAGTTAAAGTACTTGCAATATCCACACCACTACCAAAGTGGTCAAGGACAGAAAGAGTTCTGGTATCAGGTGTACCAGAGAATGCAGAATAACCCACAGCACTAGAATCATCTCCCAAGCCTAACTCAGTTCCTGAAGCAGTATAGAACGATCTAGGACCTGTGTAACCATTCAACGATGGGTAAACACCACTTACCGTTGAGTAACTAGCATTTAGCTTAGATGAATCTTGTATATTCCATATAAACAAATCATTACATCCAGCCACACTAGCAGACGGATCAAAGTATGATTGATCCGAATTTAAATACGCTGTTGGGAAGTGAACATTCCTAACAAAAACTTCACTATTTCCAGTAGCCTTAACACATACTCCACCCCTGGTAAGATTATCCCTCATATATTGCGCTCTATCTGCTAAACCATAATTCTCTTTACACAACATTCTATAAGCCCCTATAGATATATCTTGTTTACTTTTAAACTCATCACCAAGAAATGGGGCATTTAAGACAGGTTTATCAATATTAGCATTGCTAACTAAATCACTGTGAGCCATACTATTTAACTGTGGGTTAGGGTAAAATTGCAAGCTGCCACTAGCAGTAAGACTAGACACAGACTGAGGAACGGTATAGTCTGCTGAATCACTTTCTGATGAGGGCCAGGAATATTCAAACATGCCTAAGTCTTCAAACACTAATTTAGAATTATTATTTGCAACTGCACATGCCCTAGTAGCGTGAAGCTCTAAAGTAGTTTGGATAGTTAATGCTCCATACCCAGACATATCGTAGTATGAATTAGTATCATCCAGAACTGGGCATACTTTTATAATAGAATCATTTTCAGCTAATAAATCTATACCATATTGAATTATTTCGGTAGATCCATGAATATAAATTTTAGACCCATTTAATGCTGCTACTCCCGCTAATTTTTGTTGCGTAGAAAAACTTGCTGGTCCAAATATACTAGTCATACAACCAATACCCGCATTACCAATTAATTTACATACACCACCATCATTAACCTGTATAGCACTTCCCTTTATAGCTCTACTAGCTGTCATAGAGTCATCACTTATAATAAAGGGCGATGAAAGTACAGCATAAGAATTATTAATTTGTATACTGGGCACATATGTACCAGCGTAATCAGTACCAAAAGACTTATTAAATATATTTTTATTAAAGATTCTATTGTTATTGGTTCCTTTACCACCCATATGAAGGCCAGAAAAGTCTACTGGGTAATCATATCCATAATAAGCTCCATTAGTTAATACTAAATGTCTAAAATTAGTATTATGTACAAAAGGATATGCCCCGTATACGGTATTTGTTACACTATAAAGTTGGTTTCCAGTAGCAGCAACCTGCTGACTTAAATTTTTATTAAGTATGAACTTTGAATTTTGAAGAACTATGCCTTCTTTAGCTCCATACTCATTATTAAATACTTCAATTCTTATATCACTTCCTATAGCTTTTATATTGGTTTCGTTATTGTATACATCTGTTATACCATTTAATGAATACTTAGAGTTAGTAGCATACAAACCAACATCATTATAACCTAATTCTACACTTGTTTTATATTTAAGCTTATCTTTCCCCATAGCCTCTAACATTATATCTCCACCCTTAAGGGTAGAGTTTGTTAAGTGTATTCCATAGGTATTAAAGTAAGATGCTAGACCACCACAAATACCCTTAGCAGCAGATAATGAAGAATCCCCTTTACTGGGGGAGTAAGTAAGCTCACTATTGGAGGCTTTAATTCCATAAGTAATATTTTGTTTACCATCAAGGTTCCATGCAAATCTATTAGCAGTATCATAATTTCTCATGGATAGATTTCTTCTGGCTAACTCAACCTTGGAATTAACCAACTCATATCCTGCGGAGGTGCATCTCATAGCACCACAATCCTCCAAAACTACACCCGCACTATTATACACACCAATGCCTACATCAGTATCAAATGTATCCGTAGTGTCATTATACCCATCAGCTATGAAGCCTCTAATGTATATTGGACCATCACAATTTTGAAGCTTAATCTTAGAGAATTTATTAGCAGTTATAATACCATTAACCAATTGCCCTTGTCCAGGTCTAGACCTATCCCCTGCTGTACTTGAAACATCCAAAAGTATAGTTTCATCATCATATTGATGAGTAGGGGCATAGGAAGTAGGGACCAATGGAGAAACATATACAATGTTAGAGCTTCTAAATGTTTGTCCCCCAGCCTTAGACCCACCAACAAAACCATACCCAGTCTTAGCAGGATGAATGTCACCTGAAGTTGGGCAAGTAGCTGCATAGGATAGGTTTCTATAAAATCCAGTAGTCCCATCAGCAGGAAATAGATCTGCTGTATTTGCAGATACAGATAATGCACTAGCATTCGTTAAAAAGTTTACTGGTCCTGCACCCGAAAGCTGATTTGGTATACCATGATTAGGGTCCCAACTATCCTCTACCAGTACTGTAGTATTAGTAGCGAAATCAGCGTTCACATTAACCCACTCCAGCATAGGAGCAAATCCTCTATTAATAATCTCTAAAGCCCCATCTTCCTCACACTTAATATTATTAAGATTTAGCTCGCCCATATCTCCACTAACAGCCACCTCTATAAGAGTAGGCATTCTAATTATCTCTGGGAGAGCTTCCACAGCAGCAGAGACCGAGGTAAACACATTTGCACTAAGTCCTAAATGAGTAGGTACAGAAGAGGACACCACAAGTGCCATAGAAGGTACTGCGGATAAATGATACCCAAACCTTTCCCACAAGTAAAAAGTTCTCTCCTCTAAATCATAAGAGGGGAGATTATCTTGTTCCCAATTATAGAAAGAAGAAGAATCATGCTTGGTAACAAAAGGGTTCCAGTAGTTGAATATATCAATACCACCAGAAACGGTATATAAGTCGTTTGAGTTGAAGGCCATTAGAACTGTAGGGTCCAGCGGAAGATGAGACTAAAATCACTAGTCTTTGTTATTTCTGTAAAGGGTCTATAGGCTGCTAGAATTGGGTTAGGGGTTACACTCCCTCTAGGATTTCTCATAAATAGTCCAACCTCATCTAAAGTCTTCCCATTTAAAGTATCCCTATCTAACACTAAAGTATACCTTACAGATGTGCTTGTTACTTTATGTATATTACTAAAACGAATTCGTGCAAAAGCTCTAGTAGATCCTAAGATACTTCCATCCTCTATAGGATAGTACTCTTCTATTATGAGGCCAGTATCAGATCCCCAATCAGCCTCACCTAAAATAGGGGCTCTAAGCTGGAAGGTTGATGTTCCATAATCAGTAGGATCAGTAACCCCAGAACCAACTAAAAAGTTAACAATCTGATAATCCACTATACTGTCTCCACCAGAAGCAGCAAATAGATGAGAGAATCCTACTGCCATCCCAGAAGTAACGACATTATTCTCATCAAAGTATAATTCTTCTGACCCATCTTCATATTTTTTGAAGATTGTCAGATGCCCAGTAGGGTTCATTGCTTGTTTATTATTCATTATAAGTATTTAGACCTCTCATCAATCAGTATCAGTATCTACAAAACTAAACTCCCAATCTATTATATACGAAAATTGATCGCTCTTATTTAAGGGGTATTCCAAAGCTTTGTATGCAGCTAAGTAAGGTTCATCCTTACCTGGATTACCACCTGGATTTTTAAGGAATATACTTACCTCATTAATAGTTTGACCATTTGCCAAGTTTTCGTCTACTACTAACCTAACATTAGTAGTATTAGGTAATAATCTAGTAATATGTCCTGGGAGTATATTCGCTACATCTTGAGGTTGGGTAACAAAGTATGGTCTTTCTCCTATGTGAACTTGATTAGGGGAAACTTCTGTATTAAACTCCCATTGAAAATGAGATAAGTATACCTCCGCTCTGGGTATAGAGCCAGGGAATTGATGTGCTGATACATTAAAAGGTAAGTTTGTATCTATTGCAGCGACACCAGAGCATATTGGTATTATAAAAGGAACAGCCAGTCCACCATTCAATTCATTGCCAGCGGTGGTCATTTTATAAAAATCAATAATACCATCAGGAACATTATTCCAAGACACAGAAAGTCTATAAAAATTTCCACTAGGACCAAATCCTACATTAGATGTATCCATGTAAGCAGCACCTACACCGTTGGCTTCAGTATATCCGTTTAGATGATCAGAATATGTGTAGATAGGTCCGTATCTATTATAAATATTACCTGATACAACCCCATACTCTTCTTCGGAAGATAAACCGAAAGCTTCTAAGAATTTTTCAGCAGCCCCAGGCAATGACTTCTCTTCGGATTTCTCTTGATACCTTTGCCAACCACTGGAAACAAAATAAGCAGAGGGGGTATATGTAGCACTTACATTATCATAATCATACCTATACGCAAACTCCATTCTATTTTGACCTGCTGTAGTATGAATTTGGGCCATAGCCATTCTATTAAACAACTGACAGGCTCCAGCAGCAGGAGTTCCCGATAACTGGGTAGTACTAGAAAGATAATGAACACCTGCTGTATAATAAGACATGGTTTGATTTTTTAAAATAGGATTCCATAAATAGGGTATCTGAGCCATACTTTTACCAGCGTTAGCACCCCCTTTGAATACATATCCAAATCCAGGCTTAATACAGGACTCCGTGAAGTCTGGGCTAATCCCGTCATCTTGTATAAGATCTCTACTTGAGGTATAAGATACCCTATAAGTTGGGGCAGTAAATCCAGGACCAGACATAGTATAATCCTCATGGGCAGATAAAGGTGCTATACCTCTATTTTCTGGCAGGGGTTCCCATGTATCTGCACAACCAGCATCCCAGACACTAGGCATTCTAGATTATATCCCCCCCGGATCGTCTTTAAGGATAGTACCGTCAGGCCACCACAAAAAATTATTAGAGTAGTCATGCACCATATTAGTATCATCTGGGGGGTCAACAAAATTATCAATAACAGTGTTATCGTTAAAAGGACGCACTGAACCCACAGCAAAAAGATTTAAATTAGTAACTCCTATTTTACTATTAATACCGTAAGCTGCTTTCGTCAAAGGACTTTTAATAGTCCAGAATTTGGATGTTAAGTCAGCAGAAGTTACATCTGCCGAAACATTAAAATTGGCTAAATCGTACTTCTGATCTCCTAACTGGAAGTATCTAAACTTATAATCCTCTACTTTATCAGATCCTGTACCTGTAAGAACATTAACAAAAGCGTGTTTGATACCTTGGGTTATTTGGTTATAAGATTCATATACAACTTCCTTTTCCCCAGTAGCCTTGTCTACCTTTTGTATATTTAATTTACCCCTCATATGAATTTAACCTTCCAGTACAAATCTAGGTTCAAATAATTACCGAATATCCCAGCCGATGTGCCTAAGCCTTCATTCTTCATTATATTATCTGTTAATACCTTTTTACTATATAGTTTATATCTTCTAGTTGGGTAAGCTGTTCCGTCTGATTCAGTTGGATTAAATTGATCTTGGTGTTTGGACTTATATGGAGGAAACGCTCCTATGTTATCTTCTTTAATTTTCTTTAAATCTAATCCCCACAAACCTATCACATTTACACCACCAAATATATTTAGTATAGCGGAATCGGCAGTAGCATGTTCCCCCATCACCCACTGAGATAGATCGCTGCCTAGCATATTTACCATCCTCATATGGTACTGTATTTCTCCAGTAGAAGAAAAATCTAATTCAGCCTCTACTCTAAACTTATTCTGGGTATGACCAGTAGAGTAATCGTATGGGAGGAAGACTTCACCATTGTTAAGAAGATTCCAATATCCATATGCATCTATTTTACCCTTAGCATTTGATCCCTTAGATATTCCCTGTCTTAACGGTACACTAGATAAAGGATTAGCTAACCCATATTCATCATAAGCAGAAACAAAGTAAATTATAGATGCAGCGGGGGCAGTTGCTGATACTCCAGAAGATAATACATCCCCACTAACACCAAAAGTTCCAACATAACTTAAATGTCTACCAAATACAGGAATGTACTTACTGCTGTAAGACCAGGAAGAATCAAAAGAACTTACATACAAGAAGTCTCCTAAGTTTTGAACTGCACTATTCTGACCTTTAGTTATTTGAACTCCGAAAGCCTCCTCAACTGGGGTGATAGCTCCTTTAGTTAGCTCAGTGTCCTCTGGGTGCGCTGCGGGGATTAGGGTGGTAGGATTGGGCACATACGCAGAAACGCCCAGGTCGGACACAGAGGAGCCGTACAGGCCACTTAGAGTCTGCCCACCTGAACCGCTAACCACATAGTACTTGAGAGCTACATGATCACCACTAACATTAGTCATAGTTCCATAAGGAGCGGTGGAATTTAATCTAGAGTACGCTAAAGTATTATCCCTGGTGAGGAAAGAAGATGTTTTCACATAATTGGTAGGGTGAGTACCTAATTCTAATTGAGGTCTGTTTATGTAAATAGATCCTGCTGCACCAGTAACAGAATAAATAGAAGTATCCACTAAAGCATCTGCGGATTCCCCCACAGATGGATAGATATATGCTGTAGTTGGATGTGTAGATCCCCCACTAGCATATAAACCATGAACAAATACTCTATACCATCCCCCTCCAATATCCTTAATACCTGCCAAGGAGGAAGTCCACCCAACAGTATCATCTAATACAGCTACACCCCTATTATCCCATTTAATACTAGTTTGGAATAAATTATTACAAGAACTAAGAGCTATTTGAGAATACCCTATGTACTCATTAGTAATGCCAGAAACCTGAACAGGAGGATCACCTCTATTTAATTTTACATCTACACCAAATACAAAATCTGTCCCACTAAAATAAGGTGCCCCAAAGGCTCCATCTGTACCATCATACAGTATTGCCTGGGACAAAGAACCAGAACTAGTATCAGCGTTTAATAAATGCCCACTACTATTAAAAGTGTCTCCCTCTACAGAATTTTTAGTCAGTGTAACATTGGTTAAGGTCCACCCAGAGGTATCGTCTAAGTCTGAATTATGTAGTAAATTATCTGTAGAATAGGAATGTTGGTTAGCTTTGAACTGATCCACCCCTTTAGACATAGAAAATGCTTGTATAGTATAATTAGAAGAATCTAAAGCTGCGCTGTTGAATTCGGTAGGGTACTGTATAGAAGACGGAGTAGTTAACATATCTACAATATTCTCAGAGAATCCAACTGTTGTCATATTCTCATCAGAATAAAGAAGATCCTTTCTTCCCTCTTCCGTAGTTCCGTAAATTTCTACTATACCTTTCATTAGTTTTCTACCGTTATATCAGAGTATTGCCTAGAATTACCCGATTCAAACTGTGCGACCCCACCATTTTGTGCCCAAATAGGAGCAACTCTATAATTTATTCTACTTCCACCTTCTGGTCCATATAAAGGAGCATTTATAGTTTTATCTCTAGCTCCTAAGTTAGTTTGTAATCTATTGAACTCTCTTAATATAGCTAGTACCTCTTCCCCATCTAATGGTATACTAGCTACCTCACTAATAGTTACATTAGAACCTTTAGCCTTGCCCTCTAGTATTATAGACGAAGGAATCACTGTACCTGAAGCTCCTACCGAAAATACCCCATCATATAGATATTCTTCAAACCTAACTACATTAGAAGAATCATCAATTACCCAGGAATAAGGATTTTGTATTGTCATCTGATCATATAAAATACCCAAAGATTGTATTTGCCCTGGGGATTGGGCAACTATGGTAGTAACTTTATCCCCAGAAGAGGTAGATATATTTCCATTAGAATCAGAATCTAGATTTGTCCCTTCTGGTAACACATTACCTTTACTATCCAAGAAAGTTAAATCGTCTAATACTGTATTTGGCAATGAATAGGTATTGTATGTAATAGGATGCTTAACAGTAGCTCTAGAGGATTGACGAATATCCACCACAGAGACATAATCAAAAATAATAAACTTATCCAGTGCTGTGTTGTCATAACTAAACACTTCAACTATGTAATTTTGAGATGTTCTATGTACTTGATTCTTAGCTTTAAAGTAAGAGTATGGAACTTTAATTTTTATATTTCTAGTATTAAAGTCCAGAGAACGAGTAACAAAATCCTCTTCTTGCATACTTACAATAACATCTTTATCTGAGGTAAACGCTGGGCATGGGTCTGTAACTATAGTATACTGATCTGAATAATCCAAAGAATGAGTTAAATATTGCTTAACATAATTAACTGCTCCTTTAGTTTGTAATATAGCCGCATCTAACTTTCGCCAGGACCCATCGGGCATAAAGTTCCAAAATACTTTATTACCATGATAATCATCTTCTACATCTGTGTGTATCCAAGCTCCTATATTACCCCCACCTAAAATATCAGAGTTTTTAGTTCCTATGGCAGCGTTCACTGAAAACTTAAAATCTCTTTCAGGGATCAGGAAATTTTCGTTAGCCCCATAATCCTTAAGATTAAATCTTAATCTTGGAAAAGAGTCTTTAGTATCTACGACCACCAAAGGATTGTTAATAACATAGTTATCTCTATCTACCGAAGCATTAGTATCATCAAGATTAATAAAAGAAAACTTAGAAGTGCTGTCAGTGAAATCCGTAAACTCCATTCCCGATAAAATATAGGGATTCCTAAACTCTGTCATTTCTACTGGCATATCCTGTGTACTAGAAGCTGTTATATTATTTAAGGAAGAAACATCAGATATAGAAAAGGGATTCTCTGTAGCCATAGTAGTTGCCTCTAATGTAGAACTTACAGTTGCATTCAGAGCAGACCCATCTAGAGTAAATCTACCATTAAGGAATAATGGTCCATACACATGTGATAATATATTAGCCCCACCATCCATATAGGTGTATAATATACCATTACCTATTCCTGTGTTAGCAAAGTAATCTATATAATCCTTAAACATCTTATGCATACCATCTATAGAGTCTATACTAAATCTTCTATTACCCAAAATAAAACTATAAAGTTCAGAAGTATCAGAACTACTCTTATCCCAAAGAGTATTCTTTAAAGAGGTTATAGGATCTAAATAAGCGGAGGTATCTAGTAAAGATTTGTTCTCTGCGTAGATAGCTCTAGCCTCCGCTTCATATTTTTTATCTAAAAGTTTATGAAGTACACGCTGGAACTCAGGTGTGCGCTCTCTTCTAACATAACTATCACAGGTTGAAGATACTAAAGCAGAAGACCCCCTTATATCAAAAGTTGATGAAGCATAAATACCACTCATTTCCTTGTCAGAATCTAAAGTCCAACAAGGACTCCAAACATTAAGATTATGAGGATAACCACTCACCTCATCTAAATCATATGGGTTAATGACAGGACTGTACTTGTAAAGTACATTTACAAATCCCAGGGGAGCGAACTCTGTGTCCGTTCCTTGAGAACTAGTGTTGAAATAGGAAGGCATGTTTTGCCCAGTTCTAGTGTACCACCCACCCTTCTGAAGAGTTTTAGAAAAATCTCTCCTCCTAACATTAGTTCTACCTACTTGAGTTAAAGGAACAGCACTAACTGAAGAACCCGCTAACTGAGAGAAATCTCCAGGACTATCTATAAAATCTCTTTTGTATACGGATAGATTAGTATGATCATTTCTAGCTCTACTAGAGTTATCTGGGGTTGGGAAATCTCCACCCACAGCATAAGGAATGCTTCGTATGTCAACCCCAGAAGATTGAACTGCCCCTGGGAATCCAGATAAAGATATATCATAAAGTAAATATCTAACACTAGGACAGTTGAATGTGGTAGCACTTAGAGTCTCTACTTGCTGTAAATCTACATGAGTTCTAGGTATGGACTTAGCTGGAGAGAATTCATCAACTATAGACAAGGCTTGAAAGAAATCTTGCTTAGTGTAAATTGTAGAGTTAAAGAAACTATCCGTAAAAGATCCAGACGATACACTTACATTGAAGTGGGAAGATTTAGCATTCCATAAGGGAAGGTACTCATACTTATCCACTTCGTAATTATCTAATATTGTGGATTCATTAGGTGGTAAGTTTATAGAACTTGTAAAAAACAGTAACCCATTATTGTAAAATCTAGTGTCTAAGTTTTTATGTGATATATTATCTGATGCATAATTATAAAAATTAGTAGCATGCTCATAGGATACCCCTAAACAAATAAGTTCATTCTTTATGAATTGTAAAAATGAAGGAGTAGATTCACAATCCATATAAAACTTTTCTTCTTCCCAGGGTGGTATACTAAAAGATCTTCCTCTATAAAAGAAAACGAACTCTGGATTAGTTAAATCAAACTTAAAATTCTTTACATAGAATAATTCTGGGAATCTAGTCACTGCTTTAAGCATCATATGATCAATAAC